TATGTTGAGACTCGCAAAGGTTGGGTTGTAGAAGCTGAGATTAAAGATGTTTTTACACATGAAGTTTATGTGTCTCTTAAAAGAAACACATCTGATAACGAAGTAGTTATTAATTTTGCAAACTAGGGGGTAATATGAAAAACTGGCACATGGTAGTAATTGGAATCTTATTGATTATCTTTGCACAAATTATGTGGTACGCAACAGAAAAGGGGATTGTATGAAAGATAACTTTATGCCTGACTTTGAGAGCAGACCTTGTTTTAGCGAACAAGAGTATTTGTGGGAAAACCACATGAAGAAAGGTGCTGACTTAGATGTACTTGATGTAGATAACTTTGTAGAGTATCTTGGTAAGGCAGTAGAAAGTAAAAAGGGTGCTGAGAAGTGGGAGTTGTATCGCCAATACGCAGAGAAAGGTGATTGGCATAACTTTGGTAGGGCTATTTATTTTTTAGTCCATGACCATATTGAAGATGAACTTTTATAGGGGGATGTATGAGTAAATATTTAGAATTGCGTAATGTAGATGTATCGGACAAGGTAGAGAAGAAGAATGGTTTGTCTTATCTGTCTTGGGCATGGGCTGTAGACACATTGTTACAACGAGATCCACAAGCTACTTGGTCTTATGGCACTCCTGTAGCGTTTGGTGAAACTGTCATGGTATTTTGCACAGTCAATGCGTTTGGTAAGTCTATGACCGCACAGTTGCCGGTAATGGATTACAGGAACAAAGCCATTGCTAATCCAGATGCGTTCTCTGTTAATACAGCTATGCAGCGTTGTCTAGCAAAAGCAATTGCTCTACATGGTCTTGGATTGTCTCTTTATGTCGGAGAAGATTTGTGGGATGATATAGAGATAGACTCTACAAGTCTTGTAGAAAAGATTGCTAAGTCTGCTGATCTTGTAGAACTCAAGGTTAATTTTGCCTCTGCGTACAAAGAAGTTGCTAAAGACAAAGAGGCTTTGAAAAAGGTAAACGATGCCAAAGAAAAGAGAAAGGCAGAATTAAGTGAGACTAGCCAATGAACAGCCAGATAATGTATGCCTTGAGTGTGGAGACAAATGGGGTATCCATAGACTCAAGAGTTCAGAGAGCCATCGTGTATGGGTAGACCAATGCGATGTATGTTTAAAACTCACAGCCGTAGCAGATGCCTCGGAATATGGATATATGAAGGATGGATGGGATGGAGAAAAAGTGGTGTCATAGTTGTCAAGTTTTTCGACAAAAAGATGGTTTTAAGTTGGTAAAGACAGGAAATAGAAACAAACCTGTAATGCGTTGGAAATGTGAATTTTGTTTAAAAAGGGAGTCGGAGAGAAAATATGGGAAATAAATTTTTTGAAAGAGCTAGAAAAGTAGCAAGGGATATAGACGATGGGGTTTATATCTACACCCCAAGCAGCACAGATATTACGATTAGATGGCGCAAACTGTATGGCTATGTGCCTGCAAGTGAGCAAGCAAAGTATCAAAAGAAATGGGCAGAGTTCAGGGCATTAACCACCCGAACTTTAGAAAATGTACAAGCACCAGAAGTGCCAGGAGTCGTGCAATGGAAAAAGTGGCAAAAAGTTTAGTAACAATAGGTATTTACATTTTCTTGCCTTTTGCGATAATTAAACAATCTTGGGATTTAGCGAATACCTGGATAGAGGAAATTATTAAATGAGAAACAAGCATTGCATGGATGCGTTCTACAAGACCCTAAAGGAGATAGATATTCCTTCTGGTCAGTCTATGATCTGTGAGCATTTTTTTGCTTGTGGATGGGATGCAGCCATCGATGCTTTGTCTATCGCATACCAGAGGCAATTTGAAGAAGATGGAGTCGATACTCAGCTTATTAGGAGAGAACCGCAAGAGCCACCATCAGACGATGACAAGGAGTGATTGGTATCCTGTATGTTTTGTAAAGAAAGACTACCAAGCATGGAAGTATTATCAGAGGTGGGCTAGTGAGGTATGTAATGTGTGCGATGATTGCACAGACGAGTATCAAAAAAAGATGAAGAAAGAAAACAGATGTTTTATGGGGGAATGTATGGAACTATCTAGCAATAGTCGTAAATATGCAAAATGAACCAGTTTCTCAGGCTATTATGGTTGTTCGTGAAGTAGAGCCATATAAGTTTGATATACAAATAGAAGGATCTGATTTATCCTTAGAGGTGTCTCAGATCATGGTGAAGTTCTTAAACGATTGTTTAGAACAGATCCACAGAGATACAAAACTGCATTAAGTGAATAGGGGAATGGGGAAATGGAACAAAGAACAGAAGAATGGCATCTTGCTCGTCTTGGAAAAGTAACCGCTAGTCGTGTTGGTGATGTTTTAGCCAAGATCAAAACAGGTGAATCTGCATCTCGTAAGAACTATAAGATGGAGTTGGTTGTTCAGCGACTGACAGGACAGCCACAAGAGTCTTTTACTAATGCTGCAATGGAATGGGGTACTGCCACAGAACCACAGGCTAGGATGGCATACGAGGCTCATACAGGGTTTTTTGTGGAGGAGAAGGGGTTTATCGACCATCCCACGATAGAAGGCTTTGGATGCTCTCCTGATGGGGTTGTTGGGGAAGGATTGATTGAGATCAAGTGTCCTAATACCGCAACGCATATTGAGACAGTCTTGGAGAATAAAGCTCCAAGTAAATACATCCCACAGATGAAATGCCAGATGGCAGTTACAGGCGCGAAATGGTGCGACTTTGTATCATTTGATCCTAGAGTGCCAGAGGATTTGCAACTGTTTGTAGTACGAGTCGAGAGGGATCAGGAGTATATCGACTCGATGGAAGTAGAAGTAAAGCAGTTTTTAAGCGAGGTCTTAGACCTATTTAACCAATTGAAAGCGAGGCAGAAATGACCTATGAAATGAAAGATGGCAGCTTTAGTCTATTTAAGAACGACAAAAAGCTCACAGATAAACACCCTGATTACAAGGGTTCTATTAAGATTAACGGAGTTGAGCATTGGTTTGATGCCTGGCTAAAGGAAGGCAAGAAAGGCAAGTTCTTATCGGGTCGTATTGGTGATCCGAAACAGAAAGGCTTTACTCCCAAGGGCGATGATGAGTTGCCTAAGAGTAGTGGTATTGAAGATGATGCAATCCCTTTTTGAGGAGAAACCATGAAAAAGATAACTGTTGGAATAGTAACATATTTGTTAATAATGGGAAGTGCATATGCTTGTCAGACCACTACAATTATTAGTGGTGATAAGATTATAGTTTGTACTGTTTGTGGCAGTTTAATAAGTTGTATGTAACCCCCAGATGAGATCGGCATCAGTAAGCGCAATGCTTACACCCTTCACAAGGAGTGCCACCCCCCTACCGATTAGGGTGGCTTTATGACCTTTCAAACAGACCTACAAAGGGGTTTAGAGATAGAGGAAAGGGTCTTGGCTATCCTACGCAAGAAATACCCTTCTGCGAGCCTTATAAACGCTTTTAAAGGGTACGATATTTGGATACCTGAGATAGATAAGGCAGTCGAGGTCAAATACGACCCAATGAGCCAAGAGACAGGGAATATTGTTGTAGAGATTGAGATGTACGATAAACCCTCTGGACTCATGGCTACACAAGCAGATTATTGGGTTTTCTACGATGGGGAGATGTTTGTAATCATGCCTGTCAAACACATCTTTAAATGTATATTTGATTGCAAGCTACAGTATGTGGAGTTTGTTGGAAAAGGAGATACCAGATCCAAGAAGGCATTTTTAGTAAATAAAAACACCTTGTTTAAGTACGGAAAGATTCTATGATAGGTACAAAGCCATCTCGTCTTTGCGCCTGTTTGTAAGTCCTTTTAATTCCTTACCACCGGCTTTATTCCACTTTAGGAACTCCTCGGCAGCAGACTCAAACTCACCCCTATTGTGTTTCATCCGAAGGGTAGAATTTTGGAGATTACCGAGTCCAACATTGAAGGCGAAAGACACAAGTGCGCCAAACCGACCAGTAGTAAGCCCACTAGGACATAATCGTTGAACTCCGCTTTCAAACCTCGCCAAATCTTTTGCAAGAATTTCATCTACTTCCTCCATCGTTAAGGTTCTATCCCATCCGCTAGGAATGGGTAAAGCCTTTCGTTCTGCTAGTGGCACTTTAGCATGACTAGGATCTATAACATGACCTACACCAACAGTCCAAAGTAATGCAGGGCATTGGTAAGGTCTTTGTTTTACACCCTCGTGGTGCTTAATCATCTCAATTACTTTATGGTCAATCACTTTTTGAAAGCCTG